GCCATTGCAACAGCAAATCCGTTACTTGCCGCTCCTACCGGCGTTCCAGTTGCATCTAAAAAAACTGACTTACTTGCAGGCATTGTACAAAACACACTTAATGTGCTTGAACCACCTGAATTAAAATTTATATTTGATGTGTTACCTGAAGAGTTACTTAAAACTGTAGTCCTTGAAAGAGTATCTGGTGTTGCATCAGTTACGGTACCAAGACCTATTTCAAAAAGGTTTGTACCTTCTTCAAAGATAGCATAGTAAGTTGTATTACCATCTCCTATTCCTGAAACAAAAGTTTGAAAACCTGTAACAGCACCTGCCAGGTTTATAGTTCCTGTGCCTTGTGATGTACTAGTTTCTCTTACTCTATCATTTAATACTAAAGCCATTTAATCTCCTATTAACTCATGCTTATAATAGCGTTAGCTGGTGTTGCTGGATCAGGGTAAGTAATTTTAAATGTACCATTAGTACAAGTTTTATCTCCACCGAAATCCAATACCACAACTAACGGATCACTCGCTGCTGTATCATTATAAATAGCTGCAAACGCTGCTGTGAACGTTGCACTCGACCAAGTTGAATCTCCAAAGTCAACTGAAGCAACAGCTGTTGAAGATGCAACTGCTTGTGAAGACAAAGATTGTCTTGTGTAGTTACTTCCTCCACCTGTGCTAACTTCATTTGTTCCAGAGACTGTTGTACTTGCTGTTGTGTAAACAGAAGCAATTGATCCTGTGTATAAAGCTATTTTAAAATCATTTCCACCTGACGCAAAGTTATGCACTCCTGAAAAGAGTTCTCCACGAAAAGAGTTTGGTATTACATTAGCCATATTTTTATCTCCTTAATAATCTGATGGAAATGGTGATTTAAGAGCTGTCCGAATAACCCCATCTTGATATTCGTCTCTGCGTCTTCTACCTTGTTGTTCGATAGAATACGTTTGTAAAGCATCATTATATGCCTGTTGATAGTATTGTACCATATCTGGCGGACCTTTCAAGTATCCATATGCGTTTATCAAAGATCCATACAAAAGTAGGTCCTGATATTTGTTAGACAAATATGTGCCGTTTGTACTTGGTGGTGCCGCTCCTGTGGTTACAGTTATACTTTCAGGCTGTTTAATATAAGCTAAAGTTATTTCATACTGCGCATCTGGCGTTGGGGCCACTGCCCAAAAATTAGCATCCCAGTTAGCATAATATTTTGGAAAACCTTGAGTTGTGCTTGGCGTGTCATAATAAGTTGCCATGTACGAAGTGTCTTTTTTTTCTAAAAATACTTGTTTTCCTGTAGATGTATCTTTAAGTTGGACATATCTAATTATTCTTAAATCTGATGGTATAGTAACATACCTGTTTCCTGTTGCTAAAGTAGATGTAGCATAAAATCTATTATCATCATTATCAGCAGATCTATATATCCTATTTTCTGCGTTTTGAATTATTGTATCTAAAATAGAATCAGTTAAAACTGTGCTACTAACTTCAGTATAATTTCTAATATCGTCTCTTAAATTTGTTAAAGTATAAGCCATTATATTAAACCTCTTCCTACTGGACTAAAATAAACATTTGGTCCTCCACCAACTTCTGTTGATGTTGCAGCTGTTGGTAGTGTAAATGTAAATCCTGTATTTACCGTAATTTGAGCAGGCATGCCAGGGTTATTTTGTGTTCTAGTTGTAATGCTAGCTACATTAAAAGCACCAAAAATACTTGCACCAACTTTATGTTCAAAAGCTGTTGTAGCTGGAGGCGTTATTCCTCTAAAAGGAGCATTAGTTGCTCGTGTTAAACCTGAAAGTGTTTGTGTGCCTGTTGTATTAGTTGTGTATTTTATAACTTCAAAATTTTTTTGTGGAACATAATCAGGATTAGTTGCAGAGGGTGTTGTAAAACTTTCAATAAATACAAAACCTGATGATGGAAATTGAATTGTTTCATTACAAACTATACTTGAAGATGTTGTTGTCATGTTAGTTGCTAAAATTGCAAAAGGAGATAATAAAACATTATTTACACCTCCAACAGAATTATCTGTCACATTTAAAAATGTAACCGCGTCTCCAACTTGTAATTGACAATTATCTAAAGTAACTGTTGATGTTGTAGTTCCGTTCATAGAAATTGGATCAGGTTTTAAAATTCCTGGACTTGGTATTGATGGTGATCTAGGTCTTGCATGTTGTAAAGCTTGTGGGTCTGCACCATGTGGTTTAGGACTTACTTGTGGAGACTTTGGTTCAAACTCTGAAGTATGAACTCTAGCACCTGTCCACTCAACAACCATTTCTTGATATGGAAAAGCCATACCAGATCTATCTGAAATAAATTGTGCATATTTACCTGATGAAAATTTTGCCATTATCCGTTTCCTGGGTAGTAAGTTTTAGGTGTTAAGAATGAACTAGAAGGTGAACCATCTTCTGCTAAAGCTCTTGCTAATTCATCTTCGTATAATAATTTTAATGGTTGCACTCTATCGATAGCCCATTTTTGTGATAAGTAATATGCTAAACCTGAAACCATACAAGGTACAAATCTATTTGGCACATCACCTACGTTATCATAATTACCAACATCAGTAATTCTTTTAACGTAGTTTATATACACATAATTTCCAGCTGCTGATGCATCTGGTGTAGGATATAAAGTTATGGTTGTTCTATTAATAAACCTTTGAACCCAATATTGTGATGGCGTTCCTTTTGATAATTTATTTGAAAATGCAGAATAAGTAGATCTATCTACTTTAGTCATAGGACTATCTGATTGATCAGTTGTATTGTAATTTTGTCTAAAACTAGCTTCCATAATATCTGAAAAACCATAAACTCCGTTAGTAGGTGCTGTTGTTGCACTAGCACCATCGGATGTATCTCTATAAAATATATATTCTGATTGACCCTCTACTAAATCTATATTGGTATTACCTACTTCCCAATAATGTAAACCTCTATTTTCCCATTCTTGAAATAAAATATTTAATGATCTTCTAGCTGCTTTTAATTGATATCCAGTAATTCCTTGAACTCCACATCTTTCATAAGCATCTTCTATTACTTCATCAATTGTAAAAGAAGCTTCAAAATTTGATGTAGTAGCAATAGATCCTGCTGCAAGTGTGTAAGCAACATTACCCATTCCTGCATGGTTTGTGCAATAATAATATAAAGTTGGAGCGTTAGTGGCTACTACAATTGTAGTGTTTGCACCACTAGTTCCAGCTGTTCCGTTTTGAGTTACACCAGTTGTGTAAGGCGCAGACGGTGAATTATTTGCGCTTGTTGAAAATGAAAAAAGATCGCCTGAAACTGTAGAATCAGAAGTATCAAAGATATAAGTATTACCTTCAATTAAATTTAAAGCAGGGCTGACGCTACCGTTGATATAAAATTTATCACCGGTTCCGTACTGATTAGTACCCGAAGCTACGGTTACTGTGTAAGTTATAGTAGCCACAGTTTACCTCTATCCGTCGAAAAATATCGTTACGCTGTCGTATCCTGCACTAATATCTACATAAGCTCCATCATCGAACAATACTCCATTGTCTGGAATATATGGATCAACCATACCTGCTGCTGCAGGTGCATCGATCTCAAGTAATTTTGTTCCTGATTGAGATGTATTTCTAATTGCTAAAGCTCCAGCTGTTCCTGAATCACTGACACCATGTAGACCTCTAACTTTAGTTCTACCTTCAAACAATATACCTTGTGTAGTAGTTGTAGCAGTAAAACCAGCTGATGTGTTTGTTCCTACAGCACCATTAGCTGCAATTGAAGTTACTGTTAAAAAAGCTTGAGTAGTTGTTACTGTACCAGCATTTGGTCCTGCTTTTACTTCACTTACAGTTGTTCCCGTTGAGTCGGTCCCTGTTATTGTAAAATTAACTCCAGAAATATTTCCTGAAGAAGTTAAAGTTACAGTTGATGCCATGTTAGAACCATCATTAACAGCAGTTCCAGTTAGGTTTAGATCTCCAGCGCCACTTAAAGTTTGACCAGCTGCAATTGAAGTTGTGCTTGCACTTACTGCTTTAAACATTTTCGCTTTTACGTTTGTTACGTTTGACATTTGTTTCTCCTAAAATTTGTGTGGGCCAAAGCCCACACTAAATTAATTATTAAGATACTGTTGCACCATTAACTGAACTAGCAACCCAACCGACAGTACTATTCCAAACTAAAGTAACTGATTCACCTACTGCATCGAAAGCAATTGTTGTTCCGTTTGCAAATGTAGTTGGAGTAACTGTTGCAGTTCCACCACCATCAACAATATGGTTGATGATTTTAATTTGTCCTGAAGTTGATCCATCAGCTAAAGTTACTGCTGCAGCTCCGGCAGCTGTAGTAAGCTCTGTTATCAAATCAGTAAGATTAGCAGCACCTGCTCCTGATAATGTTTGTACACCACCTCTGATAGTTGCGTTGTAAATAGCATCAGTAGTTATTGCACCAGTTGATGTGTTTTTTGTTATTTGTTCAAAACCGTTTTCTGATCGTACCGGTCCTGAAAATGTAGTATTTGCCATAATTAAATCCTCCTAGTTTTCCGAACATAGTCTCTAGGCCGTCGACTATACGCGTCTATGTTCTAATTATAATTGTATAGTAATTAATCTATATAGTAATTTTAAGTAGAGCGCAAGAGGGCCTGTGATGTGGATTGGATTTTTCCAACGATGTAGCTTTTTTATTAAGTAGCTACTGAAACTTGGGGTGCAGCTTCTTCAATCTTATTTTGCATATGCTCTTTTTTAGCTTCTGCAAGTTTTATATGGCTGATTACGTCTCTAACTTTTCTATCAATCTTAACCATATTGAGAGTATATCTACCCTCTTTAAGATGCTCCTGCTCCCATTCGAGATCCAGACCTCTTTTCTTCGTGTAAAGGTCGTTTAGATGTTGCATCATGTTCTCCATCGATAACCTCCTCATAGGTTATTCGTTTTACCTTGGGATCATTCATTTCTCCAAGATACTCCCATTTTATATCAGATTTTCCCAATCTGTCAATGATAGCATTTTCTATGTCTAATGGCCCTTCGACGCAGTTTATAATAAATTCTGTGCTCATTTGATAGGCATAAATTTTTACGAGGAAGTTTTTTGGATGCATTTTTTCTTTCTATTTTTTAATTGTGGCGGAACGATGTCCCGCCACAAAAATTTATTGATTACGCACCTTCAACACCGAAGATACCTCTAGGGTCAGACGCGCCAAAAGCGTATCTTTCTCTAGCTTTGTATCTTACGTTGCCAGTATCGAAATCACCTTCCATTGCAGTTGTCAATGGAGCTCTGTTGAAATATTTCATTCCATTTGGAACATCAGTGATAATGTAGAATGAATCAGCATCAGTTAAAAAGTTATTAACTC